TTCACTAAGACACTTCGAGGATCAACTACGCCTAAACCAAGGCTTCCATCATTAGCCAAAGTAAATACTTCTCTTGAAAGATTTGAAGCACTTATGATATTGCTTCCGTTTATTTGTCTCATATTCACTAAGACACTTCGAGGATCAACTACACCTAATCCAAGGCTTCCATCATTAGCCAAAGTAAATACTTCTCTTGAAAGATTTGAAGCACTTATGATATTGCTTCCGTTTATTTGTCTCATATTCATTAAGACACTTTGAGGATCAACGACACCTAATCCGAGGCTTCCATCATTGGCCAAAGTAAATACTTCTCTTGAAAGATTTGAAGCACTTATGATATTGCTTCCGTTTATTTGTCTCATATTCATTAAGACACTTTGTGGGTAAGTGACTCCTAATCCGAGGCTTCCATCATTAGCTAAAGTAAATACTTCTCTTGAAAGATTTGATGCACTTATGATATTGCTACCATTTATTTGTCTCATATTCATTAAGACACTTTGAGGATCAACGACTCCTAAACCAATGCTTCCATCATTAGCCAAAGTAAATACTTCTCTTGAAAGATTTGAAGCACTTATGATATTGCTTCCGTTTATTTGTCTCATATTCATTAAGACACTTTGTGGTTCGACGACACCTAATCCGAGACTTCCATCATTAGCTAAAGTAAATACTTCTCTTGAAAGATTTGAAGCACTTATGATATTGCTATTGCTTTTTTGTTCTATTAATAAAGATATTTTGTCTCCATATCCTTCAATATGTAAATTACAATGTACGTATAAATCAGTATATAAATTTAAATTAAAATTATCCATATTTAAATTAGAAGATTTGCTTAAAACAAATATGTCATTAAAAACATTAGAACTAATGTAATCTTTAATATATAATAAATTATAATTATCATATTTTTCACTTGAACTCACATTAATTTCTACTCCATTACTTCCTGAATAATTTAAATATATATTTGAAGCATTTATTACATAATTCTTATAATAATTATTATTAAGAATTTCAATTAAATTATTTCCATGAACATCGTAAATATTACCTGCTATTCTTAAATCTGTTCCAATATCTAAAGCACCAAACGTAAAAATATCTCCTCCTGTATATAAATTTCTTTGTTTATCTATTCTAAGTGCTGTAAAATCATTTTCTAAAACATCATTATATTTTATTTCAAAAATTCCATCATAACTATATATATCGTGTGTATTACGAATTGATAATACATCATTATCAATATTATTTATCAATGATATGTGTGGATAATATTTAGTTTTGTTATAATTTTTAATTCCTATATTAAATTTTTTATTATCAATATTACTATATTCATTAATATAATCTTCTATTATTAAAGTATTATTGCATGTATATCCTAAAATATTAAAACTATCTAAAAATACATTTGAATTAAGTAATATTAATTGTTTGTTATCATCATCTATAATTTCATTTATAGAATAATTAGATGTTTTAATAAATATGTTATTATCTATTATATTGGAAGATACTCTAAATATAAGTGTATCATTGAGAAGTTTTTCAATATATGTATTTGAAGAATTAATATTTAAATAATTACTATGTATTGAATAATATTTTTCATCATAATTAATATTTGAATTATATCTAATTATATTATTTGTGAATGTGTTTAAATATAAATTAGGATATTCTAAGCTATCATCGTCTATAAATATTTTACTTCTATGTATATCAGTATATATAATATTAGTAACATGCTTACTATTATCAAAAGGTAGCAATGTAGTAATAATATTATTGCTCACATTAATATTATTGCTATTATCTATAGTACTATTTGTTATTGCATCATTTGAAATATCAACATAATAATTTATATTTGATGATTTTTTATAGTTATTATTATATTGATATTTTATTATCATATTGCTATTATTTAATAAATAATTGATATCATGATATATTTTTTCTTCTATATAATGATGTTCAGATATTAAATCATCATTAATACTATCAAAAAGTTTGCTTGGTAATATTTCAATAATATTATTTGTAATAGTATTATTATATTTACTAATTTCAGGTAGATATTCAGTAATTATATTATAATTATTATAATTATTGTATGCTATAATTAAATTACTATAATTATTTGCGTAATTAATATCTTTATGAATAGTTGTATAAAATAGTTTAGATGATAATATATAATTTTTTTTTATTATAAAGTCTTGATTTAAATTTTCATTACTATTTATTTTATTATTATCAGTATCTGTTTCGGGAAATATATATATATTTTGTGTTATTGAATTATCATATGTTTTAATAGTATTATTCCAATTTGAAGAATTTAATAATGATATATTTATATATTCAATATTTGCTAAACTACTATAAATATGATCATTAGTATATCTATTTGTTATAGATGTAGAAATATTATTATATTCACTATTAATAACAAATGTAGCACTATTTGTACTATTTAAATTAGTAATATTACTAAAATCTTCATTAAATCCAAAACGAACACCTTTTCTTAATTCGTTATTTTTAAAAGCATCAATAGTAAATATATTTTTAATATCAGGTTCATAATCATTATAATTTTTAGCTGCAACACCTATACTAAATTTATTATTGTTATTATAGTCGCCGCCAGAAATATTATAATATATATCTTTTCCACCTTCCGTATTTACTAAATTAATACAAGCAGGATAAGATTTATTAGTTATCTGCATACCATATTTAGAATTTCCATCAATATGTAATAAGATATTAGAATTTATATTATCACCTATCCCGATATGTGCTATACTATTTACAATATCGCCCGAAACATTATTTGTATTAATAAATTTAAGAAAATTTTTATAACTTCCATTATTTAATATATTAAAATCTAATATTGTGCTAAGATTATTCTTATTGTAGTTTGTGCTAATTTCAATAGAACTTTTTATATTATTATACATATCATTATTGTCGTAATAATAATAAAGATTACTATTATAAATAGCAAGTTCTATTGAAGAATAACTAATATCGTTTTTTGAATAAGTAATAAATTTAGATACAGGTTTTATATCATTACCATTATTAATATTTTTTACAATTAAAGGTATTTCATTATCAATAATTGGGTCTATTATAATATTATCTTTTGGTCTAAAAATATCAAATGATGTTATTATTTTATCATCAGGAAGATTAATATATGCATTATTTAAAATATTACAAGAAATATTATCTAAGTATTTCTCAACCCTTTGTAGTTGTGATGATACGCCTCTCATATTAAAATTAAAATTACATCCATTAATATCTAATATATTGATATTACCATGAACAGATAAATCTCCGTAAATAGTCATAGCTGATGTATCATTATATGTTATATTTGGATTATTAACATCTATATGATACATAGAATTACTTGTGTTATAATAAAATGACATACCATATGTTGTTGGTTCTATAGTTTTATTAGTATAACCAATTTGCAAAGGTCCTACACGTTTTTTATCTCTTGAATCTTTATCATTATATTTATGATTTTTATATATAAACCATCTTTCTTTATTTCTATCTGAATTTATATCTCTATCATATTCGCATATATCAATACCACTATAATCTGCGTTGTTATATTTACCACCGCCCATAGTTCCTCGATAAATACGAATGGTAGAGTAATTATAATCTGTTACATTAATATTGCGTATTTGTAAAGGTACTACATTTTCTTCATTTTTCCAACCAATAGATATATATTTATTTGTATAAAAACTTGAATTATTGCTTGCACGTTTTAGTGTTTCTATTAAAATATTATTTTGAAAATAGTTATCAGTATTAATACCTTTTTTAACATTTAATCCTTTCATATCTATTGCTAATTCTCCGCTTTCTGAGTAATTTATACAATATTTATCACATAATTTATCAAAAATATTAAAATAATTTTTTTCTTTATTATAAATAAATGTTTTAGTCTTTTTATAATTATTATCAGCATATATAAAATATTCTACAGATGATATATTACCATTTATATCAAGAGCAAAATTAGAGTTTGGATTTATTTTATTAATTCCTACACTATTCTTTAATAAGGATAATGTAGGATATATATTTTTAATATTAGATGATAAATAATTGTTTGGTAAAGATTTAATATCTGTTTCAGGGTAAAAATAAATATTATTTTTTTTTCCATTAATATAATTTGTATTAACAATTAAACTATTGTCATTATAATCTAAACGCGATAATCTACCTATATTTGCTATATAATTTTTATTATTTGCTGTATTTTTAAGAGTTATATCAAATATATTACTTGTACTATTGTCATCTTTAACAATATTTAAAACAGCGTCGAAAGTATCATGTTGTGTAAGACCCAAACCTAATTTTTTAGGAAAATTAATATTACTATTAGCATCAAGTGAAGCAATATTACTACTTATATACATTAATATAAAATTGCTACCATTATTATTAATAGTTTTTGTATATCCTGTAAATGGATCACTTAAATCTATTGGTAATAATCGACGATTATTAATAAATATATCATTTTCAATATTAAAATTTAGATTCTTTATTGATAAAATGTTAGTATTTTGAAAATTAACATTTTTGTTGAATACAACTTCGCCATTAAAAATAGATTCATTAACTACATTCAATGAATCAGTTTTTGTATTTTTAAAAATTTCTATATTACTTTCTACATTAATATTTTTAGCATTAAGTAAATTATTTACAGATAAATTATTATTAAATGAATAATTATTTCCTGTAAAACTACCTTCGTTTATTTGTGTAGCATTTAAAACTCCGATACCTGAATTTCTAATATATATATCATCGGTATTTTTATAAACTCCAGAAACATAATCTTTAATTAAAATATTTTCAAAAGCGACTAAACCTTTTACATCTAATCTTGCATAATCTTCGACATCTTTGTTATTTGTTTTATTATTTTGCATTGATTTTTGTTGATATATATATTTTGAACAAATATTTGTACCTATTCCTACATTATGATTGGCATCAATTGTCATTGCAGGTATATTACTTGCAACATTATATATAGGTACAGCATTATTTCCATATGAAGTATCTATACTTTCTGCTGATTTGCTTACATGAAATTCCAAAGGAACACCTCTTGTTGTAGAAATAATTGCCGGTGATTCTTTATATCCGCCAATAATACCGATACACATTCTTATAGGTTCATTATAATCATTATTAGTATCATTTCTAATTGAAATATGCATATTATCAAATTTGCTATTTGGTGTTGTAACTATGTTTAAAGGATTAGTATTATTATATGTATCTGTTTCACCCCCGAATGTTATGTATTCAGGTGTATATAAATTTTTAATAGTATAATTATTATAACTATTATAATTATTAGAAAAATCTGTATTGTAAATACTATATTTAAATGGTTGTAATAATGCCAACTCATTTGTTTTAATTATAAAATCTTTAACTAAATTACATGTAATCGGGTTAGTGTTATCTAATATAATATTGCTAATTTGCAGCCCTGAAGCTTTTATAATACCAGAACAATGTATATTTTTATCTACATATAAAGATGTATCATGTGTTAAATTAATGTTAGCATTATGTCTTGATGTATTTATAGCAACGCCATTGTCATTTACAATTAAATTCCATTTAGTATTTATTGTATCTGTCGTGTTTATATTATAAGTTTTTTCTCCTACAACTAAAAATTCTTTATGTTTTTCAAGATCTAATATGTTTAAATTTTTAGCTTCATCTTGGTCGTTAAGTTGCAACCCAATTGCTACCGAATCTATTTGGATAGAAGGGTTGTTTACATCATTAGATAGATAACTCATAAATTACCTTACTCTATTTAAAAGAAAAATACATTTTATATTTATATATATAAATATAAAAAATGATTTATTTATTATAATTAATATAAATCATAAAAATGAAAAGGATTGATAATATTCATAATAAAACTATGGAAATCTGTGCTGAAAATCAGCCTTATAATAATAAAAATATATTATTGCAAAAAGATGATTTGTATAAATTGCTAAATGATAATGGTTTAAAAGATATAGAAATTAAAAATATTAATTTATATCGTATAGCATTTGTACATAAATCATATTGTACTATGAAAAATATTGATTTTGATAAAAGTAATATTAATTGTCCGTCAGATTGTTTACCACTTCAAGATATGTCTTATGAAAGATTAGAATTTTTAGGTGATTCTCTACTTGGAATGATAATAACAAATTATTTATATATTAGATTTCCTGACCAAAATGAAGGATTTTTATCTAAAATAAGAACAAAGATAGTGAATGGAAAAATGCTAGGATATTTATCTGAAAAAATTGGTTTTTCCAAATTTGCTATAATTTCAAAACAAGTAGAAGATTCAGGAGGTAGAAATAATTATAAGATTATGGAAGATATTTTTGAAGCATTTTTAGGTGCTTTATATTTGGATTTTCAAACAGAAGATGACATAGTTACTCTTCCAAATAGTATTAAATTATCTCCTATTAGTGGTGGTGGATATTATGTAGTTGAAAGTTGGATTATTTATATTATTGAAAACTATTTAGATTTCTGTGAATTAATAAGAATTAAAAATAATTATAAGGATATGCTTGTATCTCATATGTTACATTATTTACAAGATGTACCACAATTTAAAGAATTAAATATTATTACAAAAGATAATATTAGAGTATTTACATATTGTATTAAAGATAAAAATGGTTCAATAATTGCAACATCAACAGGAAATACAAAAAAAGAAGCTGAAAATAACACATCAAAAGAAGCGTTATTGTATTATAAGGTAAATATTCAAGAATATAAATCGTCTATATAAGAAAAACTATACATTTTATATTATTATGGATGATAATTCAAATTTGAATATGAACATAACACATTTAGTTTTATCAGGTGGAGGTATGCACGGAGCAATGTTTATTGGTGCTTTGAGATATTTATATTTTAAAAATTTACATAAAAATATAACACATATAGCGGGATGTTCTATAGGTTCATTCGTTGGACTAATGTTTGCTTTTAGATTACAAATAGATGAAATGGAAACTATTATTTATAAAATAGCAGATGATACAGATATATGTAATGTTCCTATTAAAAATTATATCAAAATAATAACAGAATATGGAATATGCAATATTGAACATTTTATAATTCATCTAAAAAACTTCGTCAAATATAAATATCCTAATTTGAATGATAATGTAACATTTAAGGATATATCAAAGATATTTGGAATTAATTTATATATGTCTACAACAAATATAAATTCATGTAAAAATAAAATATTTTCAATTGAAAATACACCTGATATATGCGTTTTTGATGCGTGTTGTGCTTCGATGTGTATTCCCTTATTATTTAAACCAATTCGTATCGATGATTACTATTATGACGGAGCACTTACTAATAATTTTCCAATATATATATTCGATGATGTTCCAAGTGATAATATAATAGGTATGATATTACATAAAGACGAAAAAAAAATGCAAAAAACGAAAACTATTAGTTTAATATATATATTAAAACAACTATTTAATATTTTAAATAAATTAAGAGTTAAAAATGTATTAATAGCACAAATTAATAATAGTAAAATAAAAAACTTTTACTATCCTAAGAATCTACCTTTAGATAATACTATAAATATTATTTTTTCAAGATTAGGTATGAAATTTGAACTTAAAAAAGAGCAAATAGATAGTATGGTATTTGCAGGTTTTGAAAGTATGTCTGAATATATGGAAGATAGATATTATAATTATATTAAAAATATAAATTTAGATATAATATTTTCAAATACTCGAACTATATAATTTTAATTTAATTTTATTATTAATATAATAAGGTTTTTTATTAATTATAATATTTTTTAATGGTTTTTTATCTGTAAACATATTATTAGGCAAACTTAATAACGTACTAATTAATGTATCTGATATAATATTTAAATATTTAGATTTTTGTTCTGTATTTTTATTTGTATAAAATGTATTCATAAGTTTTTTTTCAAAATTAAGAATAAAATTTGAAAAATTATCAGAAGGTATATTAATAGGTATATTTAATTTGTAGTCAATATTCAATTTTTTTAACCATGAACCTTTTATATTTTGATTTATAAATGCTGGTAATATTCGTAGATAATCATTTAAAATAGCATATGTGTTAACGTACTTAATATTTTTAGATAATCCAAAATCATATATATAAATAGAATATATAGATGATTTTAAATAATAGTTTTTTTTATTGATATTGTAATGATAATATTTATTATTATTATTTATATCATTATGCATATAATGATATAAAAAATTACCCCAATGACAATCTCTATGAACATATCCAAATTGTTGAAATGTTAATATAGATAACATTATTTGTGAAAATACATTATATAAGATTTCGTCATTCATTAAAAATTCTTTTCTTTTACATAAAGTTTTTAGATCTCCGTGAGCAAGTTCATTTAATAATATTATATATTTTTTTCTATTAATTATATCAGGTAAATTATTGTTAATATTATGGTTACAATTTATTATTTTATATGTAAGTATAAAATGTTTTGATAATTTTTTTTTTATTATTATATCTGTTATTTGTTTATTTAAATCACTTTCGTGTATATTTTTAACATCTTGAATCATTAATTTTGCGGCTATAGGACGTTTTCCTAATTCATTTTTAATTTTTGTGATATATATATATCCATATTTACTGGAACTTCCTATACGTTTATCAAGACTTATATTTTTAATAGTATAAATATATGATTTTGAATTATTTTCTTTAACAACATTTAGACATTCGTCATTTTTGAGTATAGATAATTTGTTAATTATATTATCATAATAAAATATTCTGTTTTCTAAATTATATTTTATGTTTTTATTTTTAAAATATTTTTTAATATTTTTAATACCAAAAATATCTTTATCTTTATATTTTTTTTTTTTAGAAATATATTTAGGTTTTATAGTATTAGAATTAGAAATATATTTAGAATTCATACTATTAGACAATTGACTTGATATATTACTTATATTTGTGTATGATTTATAAGAATTCATAATTTATACTTTCTATTATAAAGCAATATTCTAATATATTAGTATATTAGATTTATCAATGAATAATGATATAGAACCTTATATATTTGTAATTGATTTAGACGGAACTATAATTGGAAATTGTACATATCAGTGCGATATATATAATATTATGGAATTAATGAAATTATATAATAAAAAAGAATTAAATAAATATAAAATATTATGCGATAAATCATTAAATAATAGTTATAACAATAAATCACTTCTTATGAGACCGCATTTTTTCTATTTTATCCAATCTATGAAAAAAATATATCAAAGGTCTTATTTTTATATTTATACAGCTTCGGAAAAAAAATGGGCAAATAAAGAAATAGCAATAATTGAAAAAAATAATAATTTTAAATTTGACAGACCATTGTTTACGAGAGATAATTGTATTTTAGACAATGAAGGTAATATTAAAAAATCTATTGCTAAAATATTACCTCTTATAAAAAAAAATATAAAAACACCATCATCTTATGATATTAGAAAGCATCTTCTAATAATAGATAATAATCCTACATTTATAGATTATAAAGATAATTTATTAATATGTCCATCGTATAATTATATTAAATTTAATAATTTATTAGATATATTTTCAGAAGAAATAAATAATAACAATATTAAAAATTATATAAATAAATTAGCGAAAGAACAACGTATATGTAGAATATATGAAGGAGATGCGTATTTGGAAAAAATATATAAATGGTTGTATAAAAAGTGTAAAAAAATTAATAAATATAATTCTAAATATGTAAATGATACTTTTTGGAAAGACTTAGTAATATTGATAAAAAATTATAGTATTAAACATTATAATTCTAAAAATATAGAGATAATTCAAAAGAGTATTGCAAATACGTAATAAAGAAATAATAGTATAATAATTATATAATGATATATGTAAGTTTTGATATTGGTGTTAAAAATTTGGCATTATGTATAATTAATAAAGATGATTTGACAAATAAGCTTCAAATAATAGAATGGCGTATAATAGCTCTTGCAGAAAGCAAAAAAGAAATTAAAGGGATTGAAGATATTTCTGAAAGAATTTATATTGAGATGGATAATATAATAGGTGAACTTAAAGAGAATAATATAAATATTATAGATTATGTATTAATAGAAAATCAGCCTTCTAATTTAAACGGAATTATGAAAACTATACAGCATATTATATATGGGTATTTCAGTTTAATAAAATACTGGGATAAAGATGTTAATAATGTTATTTTAATAAATGCTTCTTTAAAAACTAAGCATCATAATTACATAATTAATATAGAAAAGAATAGTAATGATCCTAAAAATAAAAAGGGTTTTAGAAGGGAAAAATATAAGAGTAATAAATTAATGAGTATAGAATTATGTAAAGAGTATATTAAAGATGACGAAAGATTAAAAAATATTTTTAATAAGAATAATAAAAAAGATGATTTAAGTGACGCGTGTTTACAAGCTATTTCGTATATAAGAAGTACAAGCAAAGTTGATATTATAAATAATTATAATAAAATATATATGTGCGATACTAAATAAACTTATAATATGCGTATTAATACCTATTAAAATATTATAATAGATATATAAACATTTAATATCAAAATAAATATATAATATGGCTTTAATATCTACTCTTAATAATCAAAATGATGATTTAATAGAGATAAATAAAGATAGTTTTAATAATAATCAATCTTTCAATTTTAATAT